GAAGTTCTGCGGGTGCGTGAAGACGGCCGTGTCCTCGGCCACGCAGCGACGCCGACGACGTCGTACGAGAACGGCGTAATGTCCTCGTCGCCGAAGATGACGGCCGAGCCCAGCGGATCCTCACGCTCGGTCAGCGCCATCCGGTACTGCTGGACCTTGTTCTCGTTCATGTAGACCACGGGCTCGAACCGATCCGAGCGCAGGTACTTGTTCGGCATCGCCTGGATCGCCTGGTCGAACAGCGACGTGTCGACCGGCTGGGCGTTGCCGTTGTCGTCCGTGTGGTCGTACGTGCTGGTGTCGGTGGAGTTCGAGAGGATCTTCAGCCAGCCGTCGTTCTGGTTGAGGAAGTTGTCCCCGCTGGACTCGTCACCGTTGATCCCGAGGTCCTGCGTGTCGACTGCGAACTGTCGGGCCAGCATGTCCAGGACGATCTCGTCGACGTTGTCGAGCGTGTCGTCGACGGACTCTCGAGAGAGGTCGTACGCGAGCGTCCCCTTCTCGACGTCGAGGCTGACGGCGTCGGTGTTGACTTCTCCCGAGCCGCTGTCACCCTCGTTTTCGTCGGCGCCGCGTCGCATGCGCTCGCCGACGCTGATGCGGGGCAGGTCCATCTGCGGCCGCGGGAGGTCCTCCGTGCGGGCCCCCTCGAGCATGGTCGCCGAGTCGACGACCTTCTGGTACCAGTCCTCGAAGAGATCCCGCGGCAGGACGCCACCGGCCATGTCGGTCGTGTCGAGCTTTTCGACTGCCTTCTCGTTCTGCGTTCGGGTAGCGTGAATCGTCATCGTTAGTTACCTCGAGCCTTCCGCGGGTCCAGCGTGAAGCCGCCGCCCTTCTCGCTCTCTTCGCTCTCGACCTTCCCGATCTGCTGCGAGTCGGTACCGGTCTGCTTCGAGATCGCGTCGATGCGCGCCTCGAGGCTCTTCGCCCACTCGGGCTTGTCTTCGCCGTCGTCGTCGAGCGCCTTCTCCTCGATCTCGTTGATGCGTTCGTCGAGGTTCTTCGCCCACTCGGGGGCATCAGCCATCGGGGCGTCGCCGGCGCCGGCGTCTTTCTCCTCGCTCTCGAGGTCGTCGATACGGTCGTTGAGAGCCTTCGCCCATTCAGGAGCGTCGGCCATCGGGTTGTCGTCGTTAGTCATGTCAGTAGAGTCTGTGTCGTCCGGCGTCTCGCCGCCGGCAGCGGATTCAAAAGGCGGTCCGTCCGTCCCTGCGCTGTCTTCCTCTTCGTCCTCATCGGGATCCGGCCAGTCTCGAGCGGTGTGCTCGGAGAGGTCGAAGGACGTATCCTCGCGATCGGTGAAGCGCGTAATCCCGTGATCGACGCCGGCGTCCTCGAGGACGTCCGCCGATGCGTCGATCGCCGCGAACAGGTTATCGCGGTTGCGGGTCGAGAGTGTGCGGCCCTCTTTGGCGATCGGGTTCACCTGCAGACCGGACGCGCCAAACATGGTCTTCGCTGCCTTCGCGTTCAGCGTGTCCATCTGCTCGACGGTGTTCCCTGTCGCTTGCTCGAGGTCGCTAACACTTCCGTAGATGCTGACGTGTGGCTCGTCCAACTGATCTGGGAAGACTTCGTTCCGCCAGTCGACGTACACGTCGCTCTTTGGGAAGTCGACGCCGATCCCAAGGACCTCGTCCTCGTAGTTTTCGGCCTCGTCCTCGGGAGCGGTGACGCGGAAGACATCTGCCTCGAAGTCGTCTGCATCTTTCTCGGCGCCGCGACCGTGGTCCGGGGCCTCGGACGTCTTCGTCGGAGTGTCGTCATCGGACCCGGCGCCTGGGAAGGCGTTGAAAGCAGCCTTCCCGATCCGCTCGAAAAAGGACTGCTTCCCTGGCTCGCCCGACCCCTCAACGTCGATCGCACTGTTGAGGGTCTCCCAGAGCTGATCGGCGTCGTCTTCCGACCAGTCTGGATTGCGTTCGAGGGCTTCCTCGACGAACCCATCGCGGTTGCCGAGGTGATCGGCTAGCCGCTTCTCGGCCTCAGCCTTCGTCTCGAGGACTTGCGCGTCGGGGACGGCAGGGATGTCGACGCTCGAGACCTCGCGGATGGTGCCGCCGGCCAATTCCCAGACGAGTTCCTCTTCATCGATCTCGTCGGGGACGTCGACGTCCTCGAGCTCCTCTTGCTCGTACGGGCCGCCCCACTGAACCGCGATCGCGCCGATGGAGAACGCCCCGAGGATGTCGTCCTTGACGAGTTGCCAGAGGTCGTCGTCGTTGAACTTCCACGACTGGATCCACGCGCCGGCCGGGGCCTCCTTGCCGCCGATCTCGGTCGCTTCGTCGAGGACCTCGTTCCGCTCGAGTTCCATCCAGTCGGAGGGCCAGACGGCGTGCATGAGGCCGCCGTCGGCCTGCCCGACCTCCATGAAGTCGCCGAACTGGTCGGCGAACCCGCGAATGGTGTCCTCGCGGGCGAAGTCGAACTGCAGGTCGACCTTGTCCGGCACCATCACGATGCCGGTGGCGATCTGCTCGTCGTCGTCCTTCGCGACGAAGTCGACGCGCTTGGTGAGCTGTTCGTCCTTCTTGTCCGTCATGTGTCAGTCCTCCTGTTCGTCATCGTCGTCGGCGTCCGCGTCGGCGTCCTCGAGTTTCCGGGCTCGACCGGTGGAGAGGACGCCACGCTTCTCGCCGCGCTGTTTGTCGCTGTTGGTCATCGTGAGAATGTCCCGGTCGGGCCTCGCTCGCACGGGGAGTCGGGGAGCTCCCGTGCTCACGGTCATCGGCATCAGCAGTTCGCGTCAGCTGCTACAGTGGGATGTCGTCGGGGATGTCCCCCGATCCGGGACTTGGCCCCTCCGGGAGACGATCGTGGTTGTTCGTGATCTCGAGATAGCCGTACTCGAGGCGGATGTTGTCGTAGTGGTAGCTGCCGTGACTCGAGGCGCTGGTGAGCGCCTCCCAGACGGCTGCCGGGACATCAACGTAGACGTACTGGGAGTTCTGGCCCTCGTCACGCTTGAACGACAGATAGAGTTCCCGCTCCCCAAAGTCGTAGAGCCCCTCATTCAGATTCGAGCTGCTGAACTGCGTTTGTTCGAGCGGGTCCTTTGTCGCGACGCCGTCGACGACGTCCAGGTCAGCCTCGACATCGGTCCAGTCGCGCCCGCCGATCTTGTTCTCCTCTGGCGGGAGTTGGTCCTCGAGCGATGGTTCGTCTACCCCAGGCGGCCCCTGACGGCCGCCGGGTTCCGCGAGCAGGGTGTTGCCGTCAGTGGGATGGTCGTCGGGCAGCGGATCCCAGCCAGCGGCCTCTCGAGCCTCGTCGATCGTGACCGCCCGGCCCGCAGCGTCGACGCGGTTCCGGGCCACTCGAGCGTTCTTCTCGGGTCGGCCAGCGCCACGGAGTTCGAACTGGATCGTCCAGTCGTCGACGCCGAGTGCGGTCTGGTGGAGGATCTTGTAGAGACGGGCCTCGAACTTTTTCTGCTCGGGTGCGATGACGTCCTCGGCGAACTCGCGGACCTGCTCTTTCGAGTTCGACCGGTTCGAGGTGTCCGTGACGTTGATCAGGATCGGCGGCACCTCGTGAACCTTCGCGATCTCGTGTTCGTTGCGTTCACGGAACTTCTGGAACTCCATGTCGAGATCGTCGCGAGAGCCGACCGGCTCCAGTTCGATCTCGACGTCGTTGCCGTCCTCGTCGTTCAGGTCCGTTTTCTGCTCGAACTCCTCGACCTCGAGGATCGCCGTCCGGTAGCGGGTTCCCTTCAGGTTGTCCATCAGGTCCCGGAGTTCGTCCTTCGAGTCCTCCGTGAGCGTCCCACCTGTGACCTTCACGACGTAGTAGGGGATGCCGTGGTGGTCGAAGAGGTCGTGGTTCCACTCCTTCGCCGCCTGGTCGGCCCCCATCGTCTGCATGGCCGCGACCCAGTCGGGGATCCCGTAGTACAGCGACAGCGGCGACGGGTTCTGGATGAAGATGAGTTCATTCGCGGGATCGTTCTTGAGTTCTTTTGCGCTCGAGGCAGTCTTCCCGGTCTCCCTGTCGACGAAGATCGGATCGTCGCCGTAGCGGTCGACAGCCTCACCGAAGTAGCGTCGGCGGCCCTGGCGGACTTGGAGGTAGCCGTGGCCGCTCTGGATGACCTCCTTCTCTTCCCCGTCCTCGGTCTCGATCTTCTTCGTCGTCTTCCGCACCCGGACCGTCGTTGCCGGGACGTGTGCCAACCCGATCGGCGTGCCGTCGCCCTCGGCGAGGATCTCGAGTGCAGCCCAGCCGACCCCGTGGTAGTCCTGTCGAGCGAGTTCGAGGACTTCCTCCGGCGTCGATGCGGCTGTCCCCTGGGGCCCGATCTGCCAGCTCGAGGTGGCTCCGTGCCAGAGCGTCTCGACGGCATCGTGATCCTCGCCATCTGGATCCGGGTCATCTGCCTGCGGGTGGGGCACGATATCGAAGCCATAGCCGACCTCGTACCGAGACTTCTTCCGAACGCAAGCCTGGTGGGTCTCGTTGATCTCTTGGAAGGCAGCCAGCGTCTCCGGGTTGTACGGCGGCTGGATCCCGAGGCCGGCGTCGATCGCGATCCGGCGCTCATCGAGTTGCGTCGTCTCGCGGGCCTTCTCCATCGTCTCCTTGTTGCCGAGGGTTGATACTGAAAGTGAGATCTCGGACGATTGGTCGTCTTCGGAGTTACTCATCGCTACCGAACCCTCCTCGGTGTGGGGAGTCCGTCAAGGAAATTTGGGCCGTGCCGGCATTCGAACGAGACAACCCGGTCGTCAACCTTTCCAATAACCATCAGGAAATTGCCGTAGTCTTGGAAGTCCCAGACATCCATGTCCATGCCGAGGTACTGAAAGCTACTCATCGTCAGTTCGTGGCTGGGTCAGCTTGAGATGGATGTCCGGCTCGCTCTCAACACCCTCGAGTTCGAATGTGTCCCAGTCCCGGCCAATCAGGGTGAAATCGCTCGAGTAGAGTGTGTTCCGAATACTGATAGTCGGCGGCTCATCTGGTTCCGATGGAAGAAGCTGTTCGCCAATCGAGTTCGCTGTCTCTTTCGCCAGCTCACGTCGAGCTCGTTGCTGGTGATCGATCCCAGCTTCGTCTTCAACGCGTTCAACCCGGTCTGTGAGGTCCCGGATCGCGTGGTTGATATCCTCGAGTTCTTCGGCTACATTACCCAGTTCATCGAGTCGATCAATGAGTTGGTCGGTGTCGATGCTCTTGGTCTGACTGTCTTCGGTATTATCTCCCTTCATGTTTTGTCTGGTGAGTTAGAGGTAACTGACGCCGCTGCCACCGTCCGAGCCGCCCTCATCTTCGTCGCCGGCGTCGCGATCGTCGACGTCGTCGAGCGCGCCCATCGACTCGAGTTTCCGGAACCCCTTCTCGGCCATGTACCACGACGCGATGAGGTCCGGCGTGTGACCGTGGAGCTTCCCGTCGCGACGCTCGAGGGACTGCATCGCGGTGATGAAGTCCTCGGTCGGCCGGTGGCCGCGGTGGAAGAGGATGTAGCCGTTATCGACGAGCGTCCGGATGCGCGGGATGCCGTTCTCCCAGCTGTGTTTCTGCCCGGATGTCGTCAGCCCGGTCACCTTCGCGGCCAGTTGGGCGTCGAACTCGATCGCGTCCTCGGCGACGTAGGACTGCATCCCGTTATCCTCGATCACGATCAGCGCGGGGTCGTACCGCCGGTCGAACTCGAGGAGTTGGTTCTTCACCTCGCTGGGT